GTAAAGCGATGTTTGGATGCATGGCAGGAAGCATGGGAAAAGTTTGAAGCTAAACAGGAATTGTTTTGATGACAAAAAAAGAAAGAATAGAAGCTGCTCAAAAACGTATTGAGGAGCTAAGAAAACTTATCTCGGAGTGGACAAAACGATGACTAAAAAAAACAATTTGCCTAACGTATGGAATAAGGCAAAAACAAATGATATTCCAGAAGGTGCAATGTGTATTAACACAAATGAACCAGATAAACTAAAAATTTTTCAAGATGGAGAATGGAAAGGCACAGATCCATTTGAAGATTTAGAAGAAAGAAAAATAAAACAATGAGATATATACTTGATGTCTCAGCTAGAGACTTAAAACTTATCAGAGCTTCTATTGTTAACTTCCAAAGATCATTAGAGATGTCAGAACAGGCAGAGTTTGATGGGCTAGTAGATGAACTT